CGATCTACCGCCTGGTGCTGGGCAAGTTCCTGCGCGCGGTCAGCGTCGGCTTCCTGCCGACCCGCTACGCTTTTGTCGAGAACGATCCGGAACGCGGATTCGGCATCGACTTCCTTGAACAGACCCTTTTGGAAATCAGCGTGTGCCCGGTGCCGGCGAATCCAAACGCGCTGCAAGAGGCGCGCCGCAAGGGCATCGACACAAGGCCGTTGATGGAATGGGCGGAGCGAACGCTCGACGGTGACGGCAGGGCGGCCCTGCCGCGCGCCGAATTGGAACGCCTGCGCAGGGCAGCAAAGGAACCGACTATGACGCGACCGACACCTCGCCGATCTGCGGCGAAGCCTCCGAATGCGCGCCGCTCTGATGGAACAAACGAAGACGATCCGGCCCCCGGTGGCGGCGCCGCTTGCACCTGCGGACGCAGTGCTGACGACGAATGCGGCCTCACCGATCCGTCCGAATGTTCGGTCCATGGTAATGCCGCGACGGCGCCGGAGGCCGACGAGAAGCTGCTGGCGGCACTGCGCCGGCTTCTGGGACGCCGGAAGGATGATGGCGCACCAGGCGATGACGACCTGCCGGTGGCGCATGAGGACGCGATCAGGCTCGCTCACAAATCGATGCGCACCGCAAAGGCTTACATGGCCGAGGGAATGACGCACCACGCGAAGGCACTGAACCTGCTTGACGGCGTGGTCGATGCGCTGGATGCCGATCCAATCACCGATCCGACCGCCGCCCCTGACCCCGATGCCAACCCGGAGAAAACAGCCCAACTGGCGCGCGCGACTGCATTGAAAGCGCGTCTTGCGGCGACCTGACCCCCCGTGCCTTACACCAGCCCGGAGGTGCGATAGAACGCGACAAGCGGCGCGGCGAAGCCGATGCTTTCGAGCACCACGTCGCCGCCGGTGACGATCGGCAGCGGATTGTCCGGCCACAGTCCGTCAGCCTGTCGGCGCAGCAGATCAGCACGGATTTCCGCAGTATGCAGCACGAGGATTTCCCGCACGCCCGGTATCGACACATAGGCCCATACGTTTGCCCAGGTATCGGCCTTGTTCGACGGCGAGAGGATTTCCACCAGCACAAGCGGTGCCAATAGCAGCCGATCGTCGTTCCGCCAGGGGGCGCAGGTGATTCCCAGATCGGGCACGCGGATGTTGTGATCGGCGCGCACCCGTGGCCGGACTCCGGGTTCAACGATCGTGCGGCACTCCGGGCGGACCGCTGCGAGGTGGTTGCCGAACAGCCGGGCGGCCTCGCTCTGAATCGCACCATGCAGGGGTGAGGCGGGCGCCATCGCACGCGGTGTGCCGTCCACCAGCTCCCACCGATCGCCGCCGCTGGCTGGGCGCCAGTCGAGAAACTCCGTCACAGTCATTGCCCGGATCACCACACGATCATCCCGGCAGTGGGGGTGTTGCCGCCAGAGCCTGCACTACGGCTTGCGCGTCGACGGCAATGACCTTGAGATACGCACGTGCCGGCTGATCCGGTTCTGCCCGCACCTCCTCCCAATCGCGTAGTGTACCAAGCGGAATCTGAAACCGTGCCGCGAATTCTTCCTGTGTCAGTCCGAGCGCACGGCGCAGTGTCTTGGCGCGTGGCACCCGCTTCATACGGGCAAATTCCTCATCGGTCATCGGCCGGCCGTCGGGGTCACGCATCGCCGCTGCATGAATCTCGGCCTCTGTCTTCGGGGCAAGTGGGCCGGGATCGGGCATCGGCACTTCGGTTCCGTCCGGCATCACGCGATGCAGTGTGCCGTCATCGTGGATCTGTAGTTTTGTCAACGGTCCATGCACCGGTCGCCGTTACGCTTGCGGCGCCTCCGGCAGTTCGGCGTTGGCGTAGACCTCGTGTAACGGAATGCTGATGCCGATTTCCGGGAGGTCCAGGACGGCGTCATCGCCTGAAACAATCTCGGACAGCCAGCCATCTGCCCGCCGCGCAAACACGATCGCCACCTTGTGAGTCTGTTGCAGAATCACGTATCGCTGAATGGATGGGGTCGCGCGGTATTCGCGGTTCTTGTCGATCAGATCGGTCTCGCTGCTGCCCTCGCTCAAGACCTCGAACACGACGACCGGATTCTCAACGATCGAGGCGGCGGGAGAAACCGGCTGGCAGACAACGAGCGCGTCCGGATATCGCGCGCGTCCATCAACGATGATCTTGACGTTTGGACCCAGGGGTCGGCATGGCTTGCCCGCGAGCCTGGTGGCAAGGGCGGTGCGCAGGTCGAAGGTGATCTGGTCATGCGCGACGGTTCCCCCGGTCATGGCGACCGGTTCAAAGCCGTCGAACTCATAGCGCAACTCCTGCCGTTCCTCCCACGCGAGGAACTCGGCCAGGGTCATCGGCTTGCGAAGGGCAACGCTCATGGCGGCGAGAGTAGCATGGCGGGGTAACGCGCTCCAGACGCTTCAGGCCCGACTTTAGTGACGGACATTTTCACAGGAACACCTATCACATGAGCACACTGCTGTCGCTCCGCCGCGCCCTGGGCGCGGCGGTGGATGAACTCGCGCCGTTGGCCGGGACTGCTGGCTTCGCCGCCAAGGAGGCGGAGGTTGCGCAGCTCGAACGCACGATCGGGGAGCTGGACAAGGCAGAGAAACTCGCCGCTAAGCTGGCCCGGCCGATCGGCTCGCCGGATGTTGGCGACGTGATGGAGATCAACCCGTCACAGCGCACCATCTCGCAAATCCGCGGCATGGACCCGCGCCAAGGCAAGCTGCGGGGATTTGACGACTATCTCAGCCTTGCCCGGAAGGGGCTGGATTTCACCCCGCGCGCCGGCGACCAGTACCGCACGCTGGGCGAGCAACTCCAGTCGATCTTCAAGCACTACAGCTCGAAGGGCAGCGACACCGACCGCCGCCTGGTGCGCGCGCCGACCGGCGCGGGCGAGGTCGATCCGACCGGCGGCGGCTTCCTGGTCCAGGTCGATTTCGCGGCCTCGATCTTCATGCTTGCGCACGACATGGGCGAGATCCTCAGTCGCGTGAACAAGCTGCCGATCAGCGCCAACGCGAACGGCATCAAAATTCCGGGCGTGGATGAAACCAGCCGAGCGACCGGCAGCCGCTGGGGTGGCGTGGCGTCGAACTGGGTTGGCGAAGGGACGGCGGTCGCCCCGTCCAAGCCGAAGTTCCGCACCATCGAGTTCGACCTGAAAAAGCTGATGTCGGTGATGTACACCACCGACGAACTGTTGCAGGACTCGACGGCGTTGACCTCGATCGCTGCGCAGGCGTTCTCGGAAGAAGTCATGTTCATGACTGAGGACGCCATCGTGGAGGGCACCGGCGCCGGCATGCCGTTCGGCTACCTGAAAAGCCCGTGCCTGATTACGATACCGAAGGTGACCGGGCAGGCCGCGGCAACCATCGTCAAGGAAAACATCGACCAGATGTGGTCGCGCCTCTGGGCGCGGTCGGCGAAAAACGCCGTCTGGTTCATCAACCAGGATTGCCTGCCGCAGCTTATGGCGATGAACCAGGCGGTCGGCACTGGCGGGCAGCTCGTCTACCTGCCGCCCGGCGGTCTGTCAGCCACACCATTCTCGACCCTCTACGGCCGCGAGGTGGTGTGGACGGAATACAACTCCACCCTTGGCACCACTGGCGACATCACGCTGGCCGACCTCAGCCAATACATGCTGGTAGACAAGAACGGCGTGCAGGCAGCGACCAGCATGCACGTCGCGTTCCTCACCGATGAGATGGTGTTCCGCATCACCTATCGCGTGGATGGCAAGCCGATGTGGTCGGTGCCGCTGACCCCGTTCAAGGGCACCAACACTAAGAGCCCGTTCATCGCGCTGGCGTCTCGCTAACCGGCGCAGCCGCCGGACTTCGACAAACTGCGGCTCCCCACCGCTCTGCCGCACGGACGATCGGTCCGTGCGCAGCCATTTCATCGCCGCTTTGGGGGGCGGTCTAGGAGCTTTCGGACGATGGCACGCCAGATTTCGATGCCGTATCAGTTCCCGCCGGTTGGCTTGCTGCCGCCTGCGGCCGACGCGGGTGGCCGCACCAGTGCCTACCATGACCTGCAAAACGCGCTCAAAGCCTGGGTCGTGGTGCATGTGAACCAGGGCAACGCGGCACAGGTGACGCTCTCGATCCTGCAAGGTCAGGACACCAGCGGCACCGGCGGGAAGGCAGTTGGTGTCATGCCAACATGGCTGGTGGCAGCCACCGCGACCGCAGACGGCCTCGTGGTGCAGACCCCCGGGGCGACCTTCCAGACTTCGGCCACCGTTGCGGACAAGCTGGTGATTTTCGAGATCGTGCCCGAGGCGTGCATGGACATGGTAAACGCTTTTCACACCATCGCGGTGCAAACCAGCGCGTCGAACGCTGCAAACATCACCGAGGCGGAGTTGTTCATCTACGGGTCCTACCAGGGCGCGTCGGAGCCTTCGACGTTCCTCTGATCCGCTTTCATCGCGCCCGGGCCATGCGCCCGGGCGGCGCCTTCCCTTGCGGCCGTTCGGGAGAATGACATGACCACGACTTCGAAATTCCATGCCGGGCGGTTGGAATTCTTCGATACCGCGACGTTTGAATACATGCTGCCGGTCGCACCGATCCATTTCTACGAGGACTTCCTCGGGCAGTCGTACGTTGCGGTCCCGGCCGCCGGCTCGGCCGTCGACGGCTGTCCGTTCGTCAAGAAGATCGTCGGTGCCGGGCCACCGACCCTTGCCGGCGTGGCGAACGCGATCGGCGGCCAGGTCGCATGCACGTTGACGGCGACCAGCGAGAAAGAGGATTGCGTCCTGTATTGGGGTGACAACCTCGCGCTGGATTGCACCAAGGGGCTGATCTTCGAGTGCCGTTCGCTGCTCTCGGTGCTGCCGAGCGCGTCGGGTGTGCAGGCGGTGTGGGGTGTGGCTTCCGCCTGGATCGACGGCCCGCAGAACAACACCTGCTACATGGAATTCAGCGCGCAGGCGAGCGGCGCGGTGCTGGTCACTGCGTTTGACGGGGTGACCACGACCTCGGTTGCGAGCGGTGTGACGGTCGGCACGACTGATTGGCATATCTATCGGATCGACGCGAGCAGGCTGACCGATGTGGCGTTCTACATCGACGGCAACCGGGTGAATGCGGACAACTCGATCAGCTTCGCGGCGACCGGCACGCTGGCCGTCCTGCAACCATACCTCGCTGCCTACAAGGCGTCAGGCACGGGCGTTGCCACCCTGACGATCGACTATGTGCGAGCCTGGATGAACCGACAGTAACCACGGGGAGCGCGTGGCATGCTGTCAGCAGCCATTACACTAAACCCGGCGACGATCGCCGCGGGCACGTCGTTGTCCGGCCCGGTCCCGTTGGGCGCGCTGACTCTGGTCGGTATCTCAATGCCGGCGACGTGGACCCCGGCTGTCCTGACGTTTCAGGTCAGCCCGGATGGCGGGACGACCTGGCAGGAGCTGTACGACGGCGCCGGCAACGAGGTGACGATCTTCGCTGGTGCTGGGCAGTTCGTCATTCCGCTGCTCGATCCTTCGTATCTCTGGCGCGGCGTCAACATGGTGCAGGTGCGCAGCGGAACGGCGGGATCTCCGGTGAACCAGGTCGCTGCCGCCGTGGTGAACATCGTCACCCGATCGGAAATGTTGTGAAGGATGAAAATAGATGATGGAACGCAGCGGTGCGAACCACGCTGACGGTAACAGAGGAACCGACCGCGGAACCGGTGTCGGTCGAGCAGGTGAAGCGGCATTGCCGGATCGACAGCAACGCGGACGACGAACTGCTGACGGGCTACCTGACCGCGGCTCGGGTCATGGCGGAGGGCTACCTTAGCCGCGCGCTGCTGACGCAGACGCTGCTGTGGACCATGCAGCCGTCATCCGAGTTGCCCCGCGATCGTCTCCGGCTGCACGGGACCCTGGAGCTGCCGCGCGCCCCGGTGCAGTCGATCTTGTCGGTGACGACGGTCGATGAATGGGGCAACGCCACGACGATCTCGCCCGCTTCACTGCCGGTGACGCCGCCGGCAATGATCCTTGGCTATATTGCCGACCTGGCGCTGGAGCCGGCCACGCTGTTCATCGGCCCCGAAACCGTGCTGAGCGGCGGGTTCGCGGCCTACCGGACCAAACTGCAGCACCTGCAAGTCTCGATGGTCGCCGGCTATGGCGAGGCAGACGATGTGCCCCCGACGGTGATCCAGGCGATTATGATGACCACGGCATTTCTCTACGAGCATCGTGGTGACTCCGCCGCCGCGATGCCGGAAGCGGCGCAGTGGTTGCTCGACCGGCAGCGGTTGCAGTTCCTGGGTGGTTGAGGTGATGGCTTTGCCAGGACCGGAGCTGGGACCGGACCCGAATGCGGTCCGCATCGGCTCGTTGCGCTGGCGGGTGGTGATTGCGACCCGCGAGCAGGCGGCGGACCCGGACAGCCCGGGGTTCCTCGAAACCATTGCGAAGCGGCAGACCGTGCGGGCCGATGTGCAGCCGATCGGGACGATGACCTTCTATGCGGCGGAACAGATCAACACGCCGGTCACGCACCGCATCGTCATCCGGTGGCTCGATTGGGTTGACACGACGCACGTCATTTTCCGCATCACGAAGCGGCCGGATGAGAGCGAAATGGTCGAGCGGTTCCGGGTGCGGCGCGTGATGCCGATCGACGGCCGCCAGCGGTTCCTGCGCCTCGATTGCGAGCTGGAGAAGCGCGTCTGATGGCCCTTCTGCACATCACCGTGCCGGGCGGCTGGACGATCGTCGCCGGCAAGCAGCAGGTGCGTGCCGTCATGCGGGGCGTCGGTGCCGAGGTGGTGGCTCGCGCCCGTGCCCTGATCCGGGCGGGCAGCAGAAAGCACCCTTCGGCCCCTGGCGAGCCGCCGCGGAGCGTCTCGGGGAAGCTGGCGCGGTCAATCCGCGCCCGGGTCTGGAAGGATGGCGAGGGCGTCACGATCCGCGCCTCCGAGTTCTACGCCCTGTTTCTTTCCCGTGGCGCGAAGGGCGGCGGCGGTGACACGCACAACCCGGCGAACTTCGTCCCGTCGAACTTGGCCGGACCCCGCCGCATGAAGCGGAGCGCGATCTCGAAGAAACGCATCCTGCTGCCGCGCCCGTTCCTGGAGCCGGCGCTCGACCAGGCTATCGCGAACGGCCTGGCTGACCGGGTGCGCGTCGCCGTGATGAGTGGCCTCAAATTTCAGCGGGGCAGGAAGTCCGGCTGATGGATATCTCGTTGGTGATCGAGCAGCTCCGGCGCTACTGCCCGGAGCTGGGCGGGCGCGTCGGCGGCGCGGCCGACTTTGAAACCGGGGTCGAGTCCGTCATCGCGATCACCGACCCGGCGACCGGCAAGTTCGTCTATCCGGCTGCCGTGGTGATCCCGCTGGAGGATGAGGCCGGCAGCAACGACCTGTTGGACGGCAACCTCCAGACCGTCACCGAGACCATCGGCGTCATTGTCGAGTTCGACGCCTCGGCCGATCGGCGCGGCCAGGCCGGCGTCAGTCCGGTCGAGGCGATGAAGTACGCGCTGTTCCGTGCGCTGCTGAGCTGGGTGATCGACCCGGAGCGAGGCGTGCGCGGGCTGTTCTATGCCGGCGGCGAACTGCTGACCTTCGATCGCGCCCGCCTGTTCTGGATGTACCGGATGAGCTTCGAGGCGACGATCAGCGATGCCGATGGCTTCGTCCCGGGTGGCGATCCGCTGACCAACGTTACCGAGACAATTCAACCCGACGATCCGATCAACCTCGCAACGCCGATTGTGGCCGAGGAAGCAGTAGCGTCATGACCAATAATTCCGCGTCTTTCGCGCGGCCGGCCGGGTGGGACATCGGCGCGGACCTTGGCAGCGGTTGGAATTGGAACCTGCCCGTGCTGGCGACGGACACGCCGATCCAGCTCAGCAACAGCCCGACATGACTGGAGAGCCGCATGACCGAGCATTGCCCCGTCGAGGCCACGGTGCGCGAGCGCGTGGCGGTGGCGGAAACGTTGCTGCAAACCGTCGTTCGGTCGGTCGCAAAACTGGTCACCACGGTTGAAACGCTGTCCGAGCGGGTGAACCAGGAGCGGGGTCAAAGCCAGATCACGTCGAGACTGGACTCTGCCGTGATCGCTGCTGGCGCGGGCATGGTCGGCGCACTCATAACGATGTTGATCAACCTGCTGCTGCATCACGCGCCCTGATCGGGCGCAACCCTGCATCGATCCGCGGGGCCTGAGCGCCAGCGGCCGGTTCCTACATTCCGAGGTGACAATGTTCGTCAAACCGGGACGGCGGCAGGATGACCCTGCCCTCCCCCTGATCGTACGCGGGCCAAACAAGCGCCTGTTGTCGCCGCGGGGCGAGGATGTGCCCGAGATCACTTTCTGGCACCGGCGCGTCCGGGATGGCGACGTGGTTCTGGCTGAGCCGCCGACCCCGCCGCCTCTCACCCGTGACGAACCTTTGGCGGAGACCAAGCCGTGAGCGAAAGCCTCGCCTTCAAATACTTCCCCTGGCAGAACTGGCGCCCGTCGGGCGTCAATGCCGAGTTTGACGCCAGCCAGGCCAACACCGCGACGCAGAACGCGCGCGCGCTGCTGATCGGGCAAATCCTTGGTTCGGGCACGGCGACCCCGAACGTCACGGTGCAGGCCTACAGCCAGACCCAGGTCAACGGGCTGTGCGGTCTGAACTCGATGCTGGCGCTGAAATATGCCGCCTACCGCTTGATGGACCCGTTCGGAGAGGTGTGGCTCGGCCCGTTGTCGGATGCGAGCGCCGGCACGGCAGCGACCGGCAGCATCAGCTTCACCGGCACGGCGACTGCCCCGGGCACGCTGCCGCTCTACCTGATGGGGGTGTCGATCCCGGTGGCGGTGAACCTCGGCGACACCGCAACCACCATTGCGACCAACACCGTCGCGGCGATCTCGGCCGCAACGGGCGTTTCCTGCACCGCGGCGATCGACGGCACGCACGCCTACCAGGTCGATCTGACCGCGCTGCACAAGGGACTCGCACTCAACGATATCGACATCCGGTTCGCGTACGTCGGCGTACAGAATGGCGAGATCATCCCGCCCGGCGTCGGGTTCACCATCACGCCTTTTGCGAGCGGCGCGACCAACCCGACCTTGACCACGCTGCTGTCGAACCTGGGCGTCCAGCTCTTCGATTATATCGACCTGCCCTACACCGACACGACCAGCCTGAATGCGCTGGAGACGTTCCTCTCCGACTCCTCCGGCCGCTGGGCGGCGGAGACGATGCTGTACGGGCATGTCTTCTCGGCCTATCGCGGAACCTTTAGCGCCCGAACGACCTTCGGGACCGGCCGCAACGACCAGCACGCGACCATCCTCGGCTTCTATGACAGCCCGACGCCGGCGTGGCTGGAAGCGTCCGATTGGTGCGCCGCGCATGTCATCCGGCTGCGCGTCAACCCAGCCCAGGGCCTCGCGACGCAGGCGCTCAATCTGCTGCCCCCGCCGATCGCCTCGCAGGATACGCCGGGCGAGCGCAACACCCTGCTGTTCGACGGCATGAGCACCTTCACGGTTGATGCGGCTGGGGTTTGCCGGATCGACCGCTCGATCACCACGTATCAGAGCAACGCGAGCGGCCAGCCGGACAATTCGTATCTGAACACGAACATCATGTTTCAGGCGATGTACGCGGCCCGCTACATCGCGACCCAGATCACGAGCCAGTTCATCGTTCCGGGCAAAATCCTGGTGAGCAACGGAACCCTGATCCCGCCTGGTTCGCCCGCCACCACGCCGAACGCGATGCTTGGCGCGGTGATCGCGGTCTATGCCTATCTCGCAAGCATCTTCATCGTGCAAAACGTCCAGACCTTCGCACAAAATGCCACGGCCGGCCCGGGCACGAAGGGGCAGGTTCTGATGTATCTGCCGCTCGATTTCAGCGATCAGGTCATCAACGTCGGCCTGCTCATCCAATTCCAGCAGAGCACATAGCGCTTGATTTATGTCAGGGACTTCGACGATCAGCGTTCGCAACGCGAGACGGCAACTCAACCTTGGTAACAGAACGTGGATGTCACCATAGCGCGGGAACCGAAAACCAGTTATACAGCGGATACAGGGCAGGCGTCCTGTCCATGGGCAAAAGGAAGCCCTAAATGGCGCGGAGGTTGCAGTCTTCTTTTTCTTCTTCTTCACCACTGACAGTCCAGATTTTCCGCGCAGAAACCTGTATGGGCGGGTGTCACGGATCGACGAACTGAGCCAAAGCGTTCATCGGCGGGTATCGTTTGAGTTTGACACGATAGACGCCGATGACGCCGATGCTGCCGGCCCTCGAATCGGGTTGCTTTTCCGCCAAGATCGGACAGAGTCCTTCGCGCTGCTCCGGATCGTTACGACTCAGTCACGGTTCTTCGATGTTGCCGGTGCGGTTCCCGCTCCGGGAGACTGGTTCAGAC